TATTTACTCTGGCTATTATGGCTATTCATTCCGCGCGAAGACGGCGGCGGCGAAGGTGACAAGGGCGGTGAAGGTGATAAGGGAGGCGAAGGCGAAGGTGACAAGGACGGTGAAGGTGATAAGGGCGGAGACACAGATCCCGATGGTCGACCAGACTGGCTGGCCGAAAAGTTTTGGAATCAAGACTTAAAGGCACCACGAACCGAGATCCTTGGCAAAGCTTACAACGAGCTCGAGGGCAAGTTCCGCGAGAAAACCGACGTAATCAAAGAAGAGATTCTTGCCGAAATGAAAGCCGGCGCACCAGAAGAATATACGGTGAACCTTTCGGAAGACCTGAAGATCCCTGAAAATGTTGAGCTTGATCTATCGAAGGATGATCCGCTCATTAGTTGGTTTTTTGGTTTCGCTAAAGAAAACGGGATGTCGCAGGAGTTGGTCGACAAAGCCTTGAACGAATACGTCGGCATCGAACTTGCGGCAATGCCGGATGTTGCGGCCGAAATCGAGAAGCTTGGAGATCACGGACAAGACCGGATGTTGCGCGTTCATAGCTGGCTTGAATCAAAGTTGAGCGACGAGCAGTTCGCGGCTATCAACCCTTTGTTGAGCTCTGCCGTCCAGGTTGAAGCGTTAGAAACGCTAATGAAATCAAGCGGCCCGAGCGACTTCGAAGGCGGCGCTTCGCCTGACGCTCTTACTCTGGAAGAGCTTCGTACGATGCAGGAAGACAAGCGATACTGGCAGCAGAAGGATCCTGCGTTCATCAAAAAAGTTACCGATGGTTATGCAAGGCTTTACGCCGGCAAGTAAATCGTTTTATTATCCGGGTCGAAGGCCGCTACAAACTGCCTCGGCCCGGATACCTTCCGGCAGAACCGATCAAGGCTGCAAGTAGAGATAACCTGAAACGGTAAACCTCAATCTACTTGGAGAATTCGATGTACTTACTTCGGTTCATCTTGGGTCTGATCTTCCCGACGATTCAAGATAACTCCATTGACGTTGCCTTTACGAAACAGTTTGAGTCTGAAGTCCATCTCGCCTACCAGCGAATGGGCTCCAAGTTACTCAACACTGTTCGCCGGAAGACAAACGTCGTGGGTAAGTCCACAACCTTTCAGAAGATTGGCAAGGGTATCGCCGGCACCAAGACCCGAGGCGGTCAGGTTCCGATTCTCAATCTCGTTCACACCAATGTTGAAGTGACTCTCGTCGATCGTTATGGCGGTGAGTTCATCGACAAGTTGGACGAATTGAAAATCGAGCATGACGAGCGATCTGCGGTAACGCAGTCAATCGCCGGCGCCCTGGGTCGCGCATCTGATCAGGACATCACAACCCAAACCGATTTGTTCACGAAAGAAACCGTGGCAACCGGTGTTCTCACTCAGCCTAAGATCGAAGAGGCTTATGAGGACTTTGGGAACAATGATGTTCCTGACGATGGCCAGCGATTCCTTGCTGTCTCTCCGCAAGGCTGGACAAATCTCATGGGACTAACGGCCTTCGCCTCTCTGGACTACGTTCCAGAATCCGACCTTCCTTTTCCGAGGGTAGGGTTTAGTGCGAAGGAATGGTTCTCTTTCAATATCTTCAGTTTCAGTGGACTATCCATTCCTGCTGGCGTTCGTCAGAACGTCGCGTATCACAGGTCTGCGGTTGGTCATGCGTCTGGACAAGATGTTGAGATGGACATCACCTGGCAAGGCAAAGAGCAGGCGCACTTGGCCGTAGGCTCTATGTCGATGGAAGCTATTCTCATCGACGACATTGGCGGATACCGAATCCGCTCGACGGAGACTTAAATGAAGACTTTTATCAACATTTTGCTCCGGTTCTTGCCCTGTGCCTTCAATGCTACGGAAATGAACCGTATGCAGATTGGCACTACAACGAAATGGTTTTACGAGTCAGCCGATCTTTTGGCTACCATTATCGCCTCTGCATATTTCGATGCTCATGCTCCGCTTCTGCGACAGCATGATCGAATCGAGATTGTATCTGGCGCCGGTGGTACTCCATTGGTCGATGTTCTTGTGGTTACAAGCGCCGACAATGCAACGCCGGTGACTGTTACCAACGGCACGTAAACCCGGATCTGAGGAAAGGAGTGCGGGCCGGGGTTAGCCAGACTGACCCCGGCCCCATTTGTTTATGGCTGAGAAACAACGAATTTCCAATGCAAATAAAGCGTGCTTGGGTGCTGGCGTCAACAAGATCGATAGCTTTTCTGACGGAAGCACAGAAGCAATTTTTTGTGATGAATGGTACGAGCTGCTGACGGAAGCTGAGCTTTCACTCTACAAGTGGAGGTTCGCAACCAAAACAGAAAACCTGCTTAATTCATTGCTCGCCGGCGTGCCAAACACCCGGTACAACACCGCGTACAAAATTCCAAATGATGTCTTGTCCATTGACACGGTTCTCGTAAACGATGTTCCTATCGACTACGACAGGCACCAGGACGAAATACACACAAACGATACGCGCACAGATGATGTGATCATCAAATACAGATACCGCGCTGACGAAACTTTGTGGAACCCGTATTTCAAGCTTCTGATCATCTATCGTCTTGCTACGATGCTCGCGTTTTCCATCGCCCGTAAGACAGATGTAGCGGCAAGCATGAAGGAGCTCGCCGACGAACATTGGCGAAGATCGAAAACTGAGGATGCTCAGGCGCAGACAAACCAGAAGGTGAATATTGGTCGGCTCAAGCGTAATCGCGGCGGCCGGATTAGCAAGTTTTGGCGTGACCGATAATGCCAAAATTTCGGAATTTTCAAACCAACTTCTCTGGCGGGTTGTTGTCAAAGGGGATGCTTGGTCGCGTTGATCTGGCTCAGTACGAGAACGGCTGCAAGCAACTGACAAACTGGTGGCCGAAGGTCACTGGCGGTATGCGCCGCAGGCCCGGATCACTGTGGTTGGCAACGATCGGGGTTGTCGCCTCCGGAGAAGGTCGACTTGAATCTTTCGTCTTCAGTGAAACCCAAGCTTACATTGTAATTTTTGCCACAGGCAAATGGTGGGTTTACGATCTCGACGGTGCTGGCATTGCGAACGGCGATACTGATTACAGTGTCTCAGAAGTAGACGAGCTTTCGATTACACAAAAGGGCGACGTTATGCTCGTTGCTCACCCTTCCGGAAAAACTAAGAAGCTGACCAGAACTGGTTTTAGCTCATTCACGTTTACTGATTTTGAATTTGAAGGAACAGGGCCGACGAACGCATATCCAAAATTCATGCCGTTCGCAAAATTCAGTCAACAAGAAGTCACCATCCAGCCAAACGCATACGCCAAAAATGCGAATGTTGTCGTTACTGCTAGCGAAGATTCCTTTGACGCTGATCTTATTGGCCGTGCCATTCGATATCGATCGAAGCAGATCATGGTTACCGCCGTCAATTCTCCAACAGAGTTAGCCGGTACAATCCTGGAAGAGTTGGATCAGGGAGCGGTTTTGAACTTCAACTCTGGTGCTTACAAGCCGCACGATTTTGAGGTTGGCGAGATCGTTGTTGGACGCGACTCTGGTGTAAAGGCCGAGGTTGTAGCAACGGGAGCCAACTCAATTACTGTTGCGATGATTGCTGGCAGGTTTGCGTCGCTTACAACAGAAGAGGTTGAAGGTCTTACCAGCGGAAACATCGCAAAAATTAACGCCAACTCAAACACAAATCCGCCTGAGTCAGCCGATTGGGATGAAGAAGCATTTTCTGACAATCGTGGTTGGCCTGGTGTTACCGAGTTCCACTCGCAGCGCCTTTGGTTCGGAGGTAGTTCCTCACTTCCAGCCCATATCTTCGGGTCAAGGGTTGCTGCGTTTTTTAATTTTGATGTAGGAGACGGATTTCCGGCCGACTCGATTCAGGTTGCGATCGCCGGCAAGCAAATCAATCTTGTTACCGATATTGTCAGTGGCCGACACTTGCAGGTATTCACCGACAAGGGCGAGTTCTACGCTCCACAGTCGGACGACCTTCCTTTGATCCCTGAAACATTTGACCTGATACCGCAAACTCGATATGGCTCTAAAAGAAAAATTGAGCCGAAGGTATTTGATGAATCGACAATATTTGTGCAGTCAAGAGGCACCGCGGTTCGTGAGTTTATTTGGCAGGACACTCAGAAGGGCTACTCTGCTGATGCGATCTCATTGATATCAGAAGATGTTATTCAAAGCATCAGGGAAGTAGAAATTCTCTATGGTGGCTATGACCGTCCGGAGCAAATCGCATTTTTTGTCAATGAGGACGGAAGGATCGCCTGGTATCACTCTGCCCGGGCAGAGTCTATCCGCACGTGGGGCGAGTGGGTCACGCAGGGAGCGTATAGATCGCTCACTGTGATTCAGGACAAATTGTATGCTCTTGTTTTGCGTACTCAAAACGGCGTTTCAATAAATATGCTCGAGCGCTTCGAGCTCGACCTGACTCTTGATAACAGCGTCTCAGCTACAGACGTAACGGCAAAGAAAATATGGCCCGGCCTTGCTCCGCACTTTCCAAATCAAGCTGGACTGGAGGCCGTTGTCTCGTCAGACGTAGATGATATCAAGCCGGATTATTATATCGGCTCTTACCTTACTGGTAATGGAGGCGATCTGTCACTTGATATCGAGGTCGACAACGTGACAATAGGGCTCGGCTTTAAGCAGACTCTTGAGACCATGCCGATTGAGGTAAAAGACAAGCAGGGGATCACAACCGGAATGCCGAAGAGAGTTGTTTACTGCGATGTCTACATGGAGTCGACACTTGCTATAAAGGCAAACGGGAACAAGGTTCGGACGTTCAGTAGCGAGAATGATTTGACTGTTAAGCCGGATCCAATCACCGGGCTACGAAAGTTTTACAATCTTGGGTACAGTGAGAGGCCAACGGTGCTGATCGAAAATGAGATTCCTGTACCGTGTGAGGCACTTTCGATTGGGGCAGAGGTGGAATACTAATGGACGGCGGAGCAACCTTCTATATCGCAATGGCGGCTATGGCGGCCGGAACTGCCGTCCAGACCATTGATACGATCAAGGCCAACAAGGAGCGAGAGCTCATACTGGAGGCCGAGCTTCGATCGAATGAGCTTGCTGCGCTGGACGAAGAAAACAGACGCTTGATTGCGATAAGAATGGCGAACGATGAGCTTCTCGCTGGAGCTGGAGGGGTCGACGCTTACGCTTCTCCGTCGCTTGTCGCTGGACGGATGTTCAATTTCACCACTGGAATTGCTGACATCGAGAATATCCGTTACAACATTGCTGGACTTAGGTCTGGAATTTCTGCTCAAATCAGCATATTGCAATCAAACTCCAGGGCCACCCTAACCAGCGGGATCCTGCAAATGATAGGAACGGTTGCATCAGGAATGAGCGAGGGCAAGTCAATTTTTGGTGGGGCTAAGGGCACCCTTGAGCCGAAGAGAGCAGAGGTAGTTACATAATGGGCAGACTCACCAGACAAGTTGGCATCAATCCTGTGCGGGTTAGCTTGCCTGAGCGTGCAAGCATCGGCCCCGCAATGATCAAGACGGCTCAGACCGTAAAAGACATTGCCGCACAGAAAGGAATTGCCCGGCGAACAAAGGAGGCAAACCTCGCTGCTCAACAGATGAACTTTGAGCGCGACGGCGAAGGAAACCTTCTCGCTCCAGCGTTGCCGGTCGATAAAAACGGATTGGTTATTGCGAATGTTTATTCAGAGCAATACACAAAGATGGTTGGTCAAAGGTATCTTCAGCAGACCGAGCTAGATTTGACTGTGAGGCTGAACAAAATTGCAACAGACTTCGCCCTTGATCCCGATGGATACAAGACGGTTGCTGAAGCGTACATCGACAAGGTTAGGGCTCTTGCTCCTGATCTGATCAAGGGAACAGTAAACGGTCTTGCTCAGAAAATAATGGTTAGCCACTTCAACCACATTGTTAACAAAACATCCGAGTGGGAAAAGCAAAACCTTTCTGACGAGCACGGCCTGTATGTGGATGCGCAGATCAAAGAGCTTATGGGCCTTGCATCAACTCACTCACCGGATTTTCAGATTGCTGAACAGTACGATAAGGTTTTATCGACGGTTCTTGATGGAGCAATGAACACCTACTACAACGATGCGACAGCGGCCGCAGCGATCGAAGAGGTCAACAAGCGCTTTGCTATGGCAGACCTGGCTGGCTATGTCTCAGATATTCCGAACACGCAAATGGGCAACGCACAGGCGATGTCCGTCTATCAGCAGTTCGTCAAAGGCGAGGGCGATCTTTCTATATTCAGAGATGGAAAGATGGTCAAGATCCCCATAGAGGAGCTTTATCCGGATTGGGCCGATCGTGAGGTTGCCGGCAAGAGAGCAATAAAATTTTTCTCAGACCGGGAGACGATCAGGGCCTTGAACGAAAAGGCATATCACCACGATCAGGACATTCGTTGGAACCGAATCTTTATGAAGGATCTGCTGGATCCTATCAACAGAGGCAAGCCGTTCGACCCGACACCCTACTACCCTATTCGAGAGGAGGCTGTAAGGTCTAATAACTTTGAGCTTGTGGCACAAATAGAAGCGGCCTTTGGACTGAACTATCAGAACGAAATGGCAAGCAACGAGTTTGACTCTGAGGCTGAGCTTGTGCAGTTCGAGCTCAACAGCATATCTAAAAATATTTTACCTACGCTGACAGAAGAACAACTTGAATTCGTGGGAGACATTCTTGCAGAGAAGATCCCTGGCGCCACCCTAGATGCGGTTGTTGCAGGTGAGCAAGTTGAAGGGGCTCGTAACGAATCGTTCATGCGCTACGCGACCGAGCTCAAGGACGCCATTAGACAAGCTGGAATACATTTCCCGGCCGGATCTAATGGCACTCGCCTTGATCGTGAGTTTCTACGACAAGCAACAAATATGCGCGACGATTTCATTCAGTGGCGCAATGACTTTATCGAGTCTGAGGGCGTCGAAAATTACGAAGACATTTCTATTGAAAAGCGCACGAAGTGGGAAGATTCTCTCGATGGTCGGGCGGCAAACTTCAACCTGCAACAAGGCCCGGAGTCGGCCGAAAAAGCAATCCAGTGGTATGAGGATATAGGGCGTTATGAGGTTGATTGGAATACTGACTCACCTGGCTTCCTTCGATCGCACATTGCTCAAACTATGCAGAAGCTTGGAATCATAGATCAGGATGCGATCAACTATTTTAACAACACCCTGAGCAACATAGAAAAAGAAAACTCTACTGACGTTGTTCGTGTTCTCGATTTTTACAAGCTGATGCGCGATGAGCCAAACCTTCGTAACAAACTAGACAATGCCTTTGGATCAGTGAATACGGATGGTCTCGATTTCCTTCTGAAGCACTTCAACCCTGAATCAATGAAAGACAGCGCAGAGGTTCAGGCCGTTTTTGATCGTGCATCAAAAGGGGAACTTTACGATCATTACAAAGACATGACCTCTGAGAGCATCTCTTACATATACGAGCGGTTCAACGGCGCTCTTAAGAGAATGAATGATGGAGGTTGGCTTGGAGCTGACGGAGCCGGCATACCGGTTGAGATGCGCCAACAGTTGTATGACAGTATTCCTGGATTTGCTCATAGGGTGGGTGACGATCCTTCCAATGATGAGCTCGATCGCCATGCAGCTCAAGCCGTTGATTCTCTGATCGAGTCTTCCGGCTGGCAGTGGAGTGAGCTAGGTCTAAATCAGGATCGCGCGGGCGCCTTCTTTGATATGTTTGGCCCGGATGAATTTTTACGTGGGTTCGGTGCGTTCTCTGATGCTCTGAGCTACCAACCAAACAACGGGTTCTCTCTCTATCCGCCAGACAAATTCTATCGTCCGGAGGATATGGATGCGATTAAGGTTGAATTTCAAAAGCGCTTGAATGTCTACGAGGCCGGACTGAAGGCCGGGAAGAATGCGTTTCTAAAATACAACGGATCTCTTTCACTGATACGTGGCGAACGTCTGTGGGAAATACACATTGCGGAAAACGATAGTTCGCCGCGACAACTCACTCAGGACGTCCACTACTTAGGCGAGCCCGTCTACATAGGGTTCGATCATATTGCCGTTCTCCAAGCAGACGAAGAAAAGCTAGAGAGGATAGAAGAGACCGAAAGGAACAAGCAGTCGCTATATGAGAACCAACAACTAGGGCCATGGGCGAAACCCGGTGCCACAAGATAATATTCCAAGCACAATCCAACACACTCAGTTCCAAGAGGATCTTCCTGTTGGCCTGCCTGAACGTATTGATATGTTCGGTAGTGGCCCCGATGCTTTCGAGGCTGGTTGGGATGCGATGTTCCTCACCTGGTGGGGCCAACTCAACGTCAAGGGGATCGGCGCTGAAATGGCTGGCGTTCCTTCTGCTCTTAGGGCCAGAGAGATCGACTGGAGTTTTAACGCTGCTCGAGATGGGGACTTCCGAGGGTACGAGCCATATATCGAAGAGCTCATCGAGTCTGTATCAGCAAAGGATCTGGCTGCTCGCAAGTATCAGATCGACATCAACAATGATCTTCGCCACAACGTCGAAGACTTTCCTGTTACCCGGTTCCTTGCCGAAGGGTTCATTGATCCTATCAATCTGATTCCAGTTCCGTTACTGCTTGGCAAGGGGTTTTGGAACGGAGCGAAGAAGGCCGCAACAATCAATGTCCCATTGGTCGTAGGTACAGAGGCATGGCGAATTGACATGGATCCTACCGCCGAGTCCTCAGAGCTTTTGTTCTCCACGATGGGCAGCCTTTTGTTCTCCGGATTGATCGGTGGTATCGCCGGCAAATACAAGCCCGTTGGAAAAATGACAGTGATGGATGCAGTCAAGATCCTTACTCCGCTCGACAAGCCTATCCCCGCATCTGAGGCCGGCATGTTCAACTTCCTTCGATACATGGGAAGCGGGATGATGAGGCGCATCCACGACAACCTGAGATCGTACGACAACCTGGGTGGCAACAAATCTGATATTCACATACCCAAGATCAAAGTCGATCGCGTTGTTGACGCAGACGATCTCGATACTGTTCGGGTTACTCACGATGATATCGACGGAGAGGTAGCAATTGGAATCGTTCGAGGCGGCGACACTCTGCACATACAAGATGCTCGCGTTCCAGAGAACATGAGAAACCAAGGGATAGGCACTGCCGCTTATAAGTCTCTTATCAAGTATGGACAGGACAACAATCTCAAGGTTGTTTCAGACATAGAAACCAGTCCCTCTGCTATGGGTGTGTGGGAAAAACTGAAGGGTGAAGGCTTTAACATCCGGGTTAACGAAGGCTCGGAGATGGGGAAGAACATCAAGGGCGATGATGTTCTTTTGTCTGACTCGTCGGCCAAGCCAAACTATGAAGTAATGCCTCTGCTCGACGAAGCTTCAAAGAAGATCCCAAGGTCTGAGATAAAAAACTTTGAAGAATATACTACGGATTTGAAGCTTGCCAAAGAAACTGTTGCAAAAATAAAAGCCCATTTGTCTGACCTTGAGAAACAACTTAGCGATATGCCTGACAACAAAGGCGGTCGCCGTAAAAAGATGCAAGATCGAATCAATGTGGTTAATCAAAATCTTGTTCAAGTTGAAGGAATTGTTAGAACTAAAATGTCTCAACTTGCAGACACAAACACACGAATGTCTTTGATGCTCGATGCCGAGGTTGCTGATAGTTGGAACCTATTGCCAACTGGATACAATACTATTCTCGGGAACATTGACCAGTTTCCATTTTGGGTCTTGATGAAAAACAAAGGACTGATGGAAGCATCGCCGGAGTTGGCACGTCGAGCTCAACTGTTTGCTTTACGCATGGCCTCTACACCGGGCCTTAATACGGAAGGTCATGCACTTGGACATAGCGCCGGCCGATCTGTCGAGGCAACTGCACCAGTTCATTACGCCAGCTTTGTAAGTGCGAAGACTGAAGCGAACAGACTGTATCTAAAGTACATGGATCTCGGAGAGCATACGACAGGGTTCAATACTTACATGGTCGATCAGGGCCAGCGAGTTAGGGGCATGCTCAATGTTGCAAGAGGTAGAGCAGGATCCAACGTAGCCAGGGAAGGCAAGCTCTCCATGAAAGAATGGGACAACGAGATAACTCTTGCGATCCTGCAGAAAGGAAAGCATTCCATAAAGGAAGTTGCCGAAGCTGCATCCCATTACATCAAATGGATTGAAGAGATAGGAGAGCAAGCAAGATCAATGGGACTTCTTGCCACACAGAAAAACCTTGCTCGCAAGATAGAATCATTGAAGCTCGAAGCAAAAAATTTGAGAAAAGCTTTAGGCGAAAAAGCAGACAACGAAAGTTACGATGAATATCTCGAGTCAATCGGATCGGATCCAAATTCAAAAGTATCTGCCGTCGACGGCGACGACATCTCATTGAACAATCCGGTTCTTGACGATCTTGAAGTCTCGATCATGCACGCTGAAGATATGCTAAACGCATACAACAAAGCAGGCAGCGATGTAGGTCAAGGTGGCACCGGATGGATTCACCGGGTCTGGAGAAAAGATGATGTCATGGCAAAAGAGGGTGAGCTCAAAGCCTATCTAACCAAGAGGTTTACTGAAGATCCTAGCGACGGAAAGGTGAGCGTTAGAATTGACGATGAGCTTGTCGTTATTGATATGTCAGATCCGGATGCAATTCAAGCTCGAGTTGATGAGGCTTATTCATCCATCCTGAAGGAAGCAGATCATGGTGGCGATGCTGACTTCATGGTAAGGGGCACAGACAAAAGACCTTGGCTGCAAAAACGCAGAGACATTCTAGAGGCGAGGTTGGAAACGGGAACGGCCGCGGAAAAGAAAAACGCCGCACTTCGCATCGAGATAATCGACCGGAAACTAGAGCGCATTAGAAATGGACAACCTTCAGGGACAAGCGGCGGACTGATTAGCCGAAGCCTTGATCTTGACGATAAAATTTTGCACGAGATGGGAGTGATTGAACAAAGCGTTACCTCTTGGGCCTCTCACTATGGCATGCGAATTGCTCCACAGATTGAGACGGCTAGAATTTTTGGTGACGGCATGGCCGAGAAAGAAATTTTTGGTACATATACCGCTATCAAAAAAGAAGCAAGAGCAGCGTGGCGAGCTGGAGATAAAGAAAAAGCTAGGGCTCTCAACAAAGAAGCAGACCGAGTTCGTACCGCAATGAAGGATCTGCGAGACATCGTTCAAGGAACGTATGGAATACCCGACGATCCGAGTGCGATAACTGGGCGAGTGTTGAGACTGCTTCGCAATTTGAATCTTGTCTCTGCTATGGGTCGATCAACTCTCATGGCATTTGGTGACACTGGCAATGTAATGATCAGCCAGGGATTTATGAATACCAATCGTCAGTTGCTCAAACACTTCGTCAAAGGAATTGGCGAGAGCGGTGTTCAAATGATGGAGAAAGAAGTATTGCTCGCCGGCTCCGCCGTTGAAGTTGTAATGAACCAACGCTTCCACCAGCTCACAGAATTGGGCGGCACTGTCTATCGAACTGGCAGCATGTTTAATCGTGTCGAAGTTGCTACACAAAATATGGCGCAGAGATTTTTCTTACACAACATGATGGCTCCCTGGACTGACATGATGCGGAAGGTTTCAGGATCTATGCTTCAGTCGAGGATCATCGAGAACGCTATTCGATGGAGAGATGGAGTCATGGACGATGAGCAGATCAAGGTAATGAACCGGTTAGGTGTGAACAAAACAGTCGCCGCTCAATTCCTTGAAGAGTGGGAAGAGTCCGGAAAGCTCATGCACGGAGATATGTTCATTGCTAATACAGAGCAGTGGGTAAGCGCTGAAGCAAAAAGAATGTTTCGCTCTGCTTTGAACACCGAGATCAATCGAATGGTTCCAACTCCGGGCGCTGCTGATAAACCAAAGAGCTTGCTTAGTAATGAGTGGTGGAAAATGGTTGGTCAGTATCGAGGGTTCTCCATTGGTGCTACCCACAGGATCATGGCTGCTGGCCTACAGACAAAGAGCGCGGATAAATGGATGGGTATGTCTGCGATGATCTCAATTGCAATGATGGTAGATTCAGCGAAGAGACCTGATTACATCAAGATGTCTCTTGAGGAACAGGTGCTTCGTGCCGTCGAGCTGTCTGGCGTTACCGGTGTCATTCTTGATTTCAATGATTCTCTCGAGCGCGCATCTGCTGGTGCTGTTGGTGTTCGTCCAACGTTGGGTATGCCGATTCGTGAGCGAGATCCTAATTGGGCTACTCGTTTAGGTACGGCTGGCGCGGTTCCCAATCAGATGATGACATTGCTTCATGCCTTTCTTGATGATGACTCTACTACCAGGCACAAAACGAGAGCGTTGCGATACATGATCCCTTACAATAATCTCATCTGGTGGAATGAATACATCAATCGGATTCAGCGTAGCGCGACAGATTATATAGAGGACTGACCATGACTGAGCTCACGATTCCAAACGAAGCTACTGAGGTTGAATACTCGATCGGCGTAACTCCGACAACCGGGCCATTCGTTATCCCGTTCAGTTTCTTTGATGATGATGACATCCGTGTTTCAACTGAAGATTCTGCCGGCGTCATTACAGACTTTGAGAACATTACAGATTTCGATGTCACTGGCACCCCTGTTGATGGCGGCTTTGACGGTGGCTCTCTTTCTATGTTGGTTGCGCAGTCTGATGTAACTCTCAAAATTTACAGATCCGTTGTGATCGACAGGGTAAACAACTATCCAAGCACAGGGCCGATCAGCATTGATCTTCTGAATACCGAGCTGAACAAATTCATTGCAATCATGCAGGAGCTTGACGAACAGAAGAGCAAATACATTTCCTTGCCTGATAATTCTCTTGATGCTACGAGTTGGGACGCAGCTTTGCGAAGTCTCTGCAATCTCAAGGAGAGTGCCGGGGCTGCTTGTGCTTCAACCAATCGTCAGGTTGATGCGAATGGCCCGAACTGGATTGAAAACAATAATGCACAGTCAGCTATTGGTGCTGTCGATATGTGGAATACAGTTTTCTCTCAAACAGGAATTGTAATTCAAGGCGGAATAGTTGGCGCCGTCAAAACCTTTGACTTGCTTACTCAGTTTTACACGACGCTTCAAAACAGAGGCGGAGCTGAGGCTTCGTTTTATATTCGATATCGATACCAGGTTGATTGCTATTCGATGATCACGAAGATCGGTAACAGTTCATACCCCATTAGAATAGGGCCAACGTCAGCCATTCCATTTAACTTCATGGACATTGCAGAAGACATTGATTATTCCAATGGCAATTGCACATTGCTGGTAGGTATTGACATCTATCCCATTGGATCTGATTCAGCTTCGTTGTTTGCGGAGTGGGGAAACTTTGCAGTCAACACATCGGAGCCGAGATAAATGATTGAGTTTTCAACAGGTGAGTTTCTTGCCGGCATTGCTCTTGTTTTGTTTACCGGAGTGTTATCTGGATTCGGTGGAGCCGTCGTCGCTATTAAAGTTCTCGGAAAAGAGATCGAGTGGATCAAGGATAGTCTTGCTCGACACGATCGTTCGATCAGCCAATTGCACGATCGCATCTCTTCTCACGTCAGTCATTTCCACGGGCCAAACCATGACTCTGAATCAAAAGCAGGCTGAGTTTTTTCATACGCTCTGCCGCTTTGGTGTGTGGTGTGAGTCAGAAGGCATTGAGTTCATCGGTGCTGAGTTGTTTCGTTCGCCTGAACAGGCAGCGATAAATGCTGCGAATGGTGTTGGAATAAAAAATAGTGTGCACCGCAAGAAGTTGGCGATTGATTTGTTTCGTTTGGTTAATGGCAAGATAAGCTGGAACAAAGAAGACTATCGCAAGGCTGGAGAGAAATGGAAAACTTTTCACCCGTCAGCTCGATGGGGTGGAGACTTCAGGCGACGAGATGCAGTTCACTTTTCCTTTGAACACAATGGAGTAATGTAATGAACAAACCTTCGAGCACAATTACAGCAGCATTTATAGCTGGCCAGGTGGTCGCCATTTGTTGGGGACTTGTTGAAATGTTTACAGCTTTCGAGCCGAGTGTCGCTCTTGTTGCTGAGTCGGTTGCTCTTGCTGCCAGCTTAGTAGGCTACTGGAAGAAGGAAACGGTTCTCATATGAAAGTTTATGCCTATGTGATTATTGTTCTCGCATTGATTGCGGCGATCGGCGGCACCTATGCTGCTGGTCATAGCAGCGGATACGACAAGCGAGATTCCGAGCTAAGGGATGATGCGATCAAAGCACAGAACAAAGCTGTTGACGATCGCATGGCTGAGTGGGTAGAGACTCAGGTACAGGCTGAGCCTGTCATTGTTATTGAAGAAAAGATCGTAGAGGTGATCCGTGAAATTGAAAAAGAGATACCTGTTGTGGTTACGGAACTGGTTACTTTGCGGCCTGACTGCGCTGATCTTGGTAGTGGTATTGCAGGGCTGCTCAATGCTCAAATCAGAGCCAGCAACAATCGTGAAGACGAAGCTCCCGATCCTCCCGCCGAGCTGGTTGAGGGAGTGCCCTGAACTTCAACCCTTTAGTTCGGGTGATGTCTCTGAAATAATTTTTACCAGTGGAAGGAACGCTGAAACATCTGGTATCTGTCGTGCAAGACACAATGCTTTAGTGAAGCGATTGAAGGAATTGCAATGAATTTTCTAGAGCTATTGAAGTTGATACCCCGGCCGGTTCAACTCACTTTGGCAGGCATTTTGATTGGCGGCCTTGCCTTCGCCGGCCATGAGTCTCGGTACATGACGGTATCGGAGTTCACCAAGTCCTATGTGCTGGATCTCAAGAGTGAGATCCGCGAAATGCGTAAGGACTTGGCGACTCCGAACCTTGCGCCAGAGGTACGTGCCATTCTTGAAGAAGCACTCGAGTCAATGCTCGATGAATTGTGCTACGAAATGCCGGACGATACTTACTGTCGCAATCGCTGATTAGCTAATAGTGAATGATGTACTGACACCTTCGAGTGTCAGCATATCTCCGGGCATTAACCGTACTGGCCCCAACGTGAAAAGAGCTTCTTTGTCACCTGTCTTGAAGACTTTCACAATGAAGAAGTCCGGACTGCGACGCTCAATCATTACTACGTTGTTTTCTTTTTCATTGGTCAAAGAGGCAACGGCGAGATCAATGGCATGTTGTGTTGGTTTGAATTCCATCAGAATTTCAACCAGTCTGGACGCCATGTAGCCGGAATTTTTTCTTTCAAAATTGCGCGGATAATTTTTCCGGTTGCCTTCTCGTTGATAGCGATCTTGCTCTTCTTGGCAATCTTGATAAGCGTGGACTTGCTGATTCCATTCCAGAAAGCATCGTCAGCTTTCCACATCTTGACTTGATCTAGCCCGATCACCTTGCCGATCGCATCGCTATTGATGGGTGAGTATTCTATCTCCCAACTTGCGGCCACTACGGTTACGATCCACCGTTGAAGTGTCGGCGTTGTGAACTTGAGGAGCTTCTTTCCAAGCTCTTCTATTGGTGCATTCAACAATTGACCTTGCTTGTATCCAATCTCCGAAATCATTTCGGCGAAGTCACTTTTTATGACCTGATGATTGTCGCCTTCATTGAGTGAATCGCAATACGCTTCGCCTTTTACCAACTGAGCTCCACGTCTGAACTGCACGTTGTCACACTGCTTGAGCAGGATGATAAGAGTACCGACCAGGCCTGCGGTTTTGTCGTCTAGCATGTGTCGTGCGACTGCACCGTGACGAGTCTCCGCCATGTAAGCATCGAAGGCTTTGGATGTATCCGGCTTCTTCTCGGCCTTTTTGTTTTTTCCGGCCGGTAATTTTCCTGCTGCTTTGCCTCGCTTATAGCCGACATAGAATCGTACTACTCCAGTTTTTTCTTTGAAGGTGTAGATAACTTGTCCGCCGTCGGCTTTGGCTGCTTTGGTGTATGCCCATGATTCGAAGTATTCAGCCAGCGTAACCTTCCATCCCTTTTTTTCGAGGGCGTCTACCTGGTCACTGACTGCCTGCTTCTGTAGATCCATGAACTGTGCGCCGTCAGTCAGCCATACGACATCATCATCGTCGAACATATCTACGATCTTCGGGCCTTTGTACTCGTCGATATCGAAGTAAGCATTGCTTTGCAAGAACATACCCGTTGGGCCGGCGAGCCATTCCTGCATTTCCCAATCTTTCGGCCAAGACTTGGCCGTTAGTTTTGAGAAGCGAGCAACATCTTTTGGTGCTGCGATTGCAAGCATCTGTAATGTGCGGTCACCGATCTCATTGTTCTCGGCAAGCGCGATAATTTTTTTCGGTAGCCCACCGATCGCAAGGATCTGTTGGACTTCCCTTTCGCTCTTATCGAATCGAGATGCAATCACTGGTACTGCCATGCCGGATTTGTATAGCTTAGAAAATGCAGTGTGGTACTGCATCGAAGTCATGCGTCGGCGATCGACGTTCTCCGATAGAGAGATTTCAATTCGTTGTGATTCATTGAGTGCAGTCACATCGATACATCGAATCTCTTTCACGCCTGCTTTCTTTGCTCCTTCATATCGGAGTCGGCCGGCGATGATCTCGAACTTGCCATTGCTCTTTGCAACGGACGGCGGGTTGATGATGCCTCTGCTTTTGATGCTGTTCGCCATCATCGCGATATCTTCCTTGGTGTGGGAAGGTCTGACGTTGGAGCTCGATGGTTTGAGTTCGTCAATCTTAAGCGTTATCTCAGTCATTTTTGTTCCTCAGTTTTGAGAGTGGTTAAGTGCCATTGATTACATTTGGGGCACTGGTACGGAATCGTTCGCCCTTTTATTTCTGCGAACTGTTTTTTATTTGCTTTGTTTGCTGCTGATTTTGAAGCGTAGACCAGTTTGCCGCAGCTAAATTTTCTTACTTTTCTTTCTTTGTGGTTGCTCTTGTTTATTTTTTTCCTCTTAGCCTTTCGATTGGGAAGCATTAGTCCCAACCTCTGCAACCACAGTAATAACGATCCATTTCCCATGGCCCGTTGGGTAGGTAGCTATCGCAGATGTTATTGTTCTTTCGTCCGCGTTCGGTTTGTTTAGCTTTGTTGGTGTGTGCAAATTCTGAATAGTGACAGTGCTTGCACGTTGTAAGAGCAACCTTGCTTCCAGGGCCACGGTATTCAAAGAAGGCAAGTTGAAAGCTTGAGGGCTTCCAGCTAGTCTCACCGCAGCATGTAGCAATCCTGCCTGTCAGGTCTGGTTGCTCGAGTGAAACTTCGATACAGCTACAGATAGCACACGAAGGAATGGCAGGTTCGTACTTGATGCCACCTTTCGCGCTGCATACTGCGTTAGCTGCGTGACCGCACGCCATCATAGGGTGCCAATTAGAACGGGATGTCGTCGTCAAAATCATCGCCTCCTATCGCGGCTTTGGCAGCATCCCCGGCCGGTTTTGGCCCATTATCACCGCTGCCTCTTCCTCGGTCAGCTCCGGGCGTTTCGTTTACGTTCCAACCTTTCCCTTTTTCGATTACGAAGAGTTCGCCCTTGACTTGAGGAACAATTACTTCGGTGATGTATTTCTTTTCTCCGTCTTTTTCGTAGGTGCGTGTCTTCAGTTCGCCCTCGATGTAGACGCGCGTTCCTTTTTGCAACCATGAGTGGCAGATTTCAACTAGAAAGGGGCTGAAGACAACGATGTTATGCCAACTGGTGTCCTCCTTTTTTTCGCCAGTGGCTTTGTCTTTCCATCGCCTCGATGTAGCAATGGAAAATTTACAGAGGTCTGTCCCTGACCCCATCATGTGATACGTCGGCTCTTGTCCGACGTGGCCCATTAGCGTGACTTTATTCAGATCCATCGGGTTGTTGCTCCTGTTGTTCCTGTTCTGGTTGAGGTTGTTGCTCCATGTGATCGCGATAGTAGCCGTCGGTGCCGTAGTCGATATCGCCGTAACACATAGAGCAGGATTTTCCTTGGCCTTCTGGTATTGAAAGACCGCAGCTTGAGCAGCAAGTCATTTGCTTTCTACCTTTGCTTGAGTCAATCGATTTTGAAGACGAGATATTTCAAGCAAAGGTAGTTCTGCTATCTCTTCTTCAGTAGGTAATCGTCTTGTCATTGTTGCAGAGAAAATATGTATGCCTTGACAGTGGATACATATTCCAATATCTCCTGGCTTTGGCACGTTATCTTTTTCAAAGTCTGTTGCGCCGTTTAATTTTTTACCGCAATCAGGACAAGACGATTCTTTTGTTACGGACGTTTTCACTTCAGCTCGGTTTTCTTTTGCATGCACCATGAACGCAATTCTGCTTGCGTGCCGGCGTCGAGTCCAGCTATCCACAGGTTACTATTCTCAAGCACCTTGTCGATGTCGCTGGCTTTCTTGCAATCAGTTACCAGTTTGATGAACTTGGCTCTGTCTTCTGCGTAAGCTGCTGCGCTTGCAGTCTGGATTTTCTCTGCTTCTTTTTTCAGTCCGGTAACGTATTTGTTATCGTCGAACATACCGAGGAAGACATCAGCATTGAATCCAAGATGAGAGATCAGCTTCGTTAATCCATCTGTCGATGCTTTCTTGAATGCGTCGGTGTCTGGTGCTTTTAGCTTTCCACCCTTGTCGAATCCAATCAGCATTGCGGCACCGCGTACAGGTCCGAAATGTTTCTTCGGATTTCGAGATTTGTTGCCTTCCCATTCGCCCATTGCAGACCACCAAAAGCGAACGTCACACCATGCAATTACTCGACCGTCAGTAAGGTGGATTTCTCCGTATTCGTTGTCATATCCCCAACCTTCACCGATTGGCCCGAAGGTTCTGGTTGCTTCCATTATTTGCGAGTGTGCGTCGATCGCCGTGAATTTTCGACCGAACGAAACTTCCTTAGTATGGTCGACGTTGGTTTGGCAAACCCGATTCCATATCGCCATGTTCTCTTCGATCTCGTTGTCTCTCTTTATTGCCGCTTCACTTGTTTTACTCATTTCAATCTCCGGTGTTCAAAAAATTTGGGATGTTTTTTTCCGTGCTTGGACATCCACAACCTAGACAGTCCAGGTATGCAGTGATCGTTGATTTTGAATAGCTCGTTACTTCCTTCCGATATGTCACTGTTCCATCGAAGAACTTCGATGATGGTACGAGCTGAATAGTGTGAGCGAATGCTTGCCATTCTCAATGCTTGCTTCTCGAAGGCAATCCATATGTGTTCATTGTCTTCAAGCCATTTGAAAAATCTTGCCGGGTATTCTCGCCAGTGTGTCTCTGCGTAGTGAAGCTGTGCCGGCGTCATGGTTTGATGTGCCGTCTTGCGTCTTGAATGTCCCTTTCGTAGCTGATCAATATGCTATTGAGCATTTCTGCTATTGGTCGAATGGAACACGCTGACATTTTGAAATGGATTTCTGACCAACCGCTCGGCCTGTATACCTCAACCACTACGTTTAATTTTTCATCAGATCCTCGCGTGATTTTCATTTCTCCGCATTCAAAGTGTTGTCGTTTCATACCCATCCCTTCCTTTTGCCAAGATATTCAGGTGGACGGATGCTTTGCTCAAGATGCCAGTAGAATAATTTTTCTTTTTCAAGCAGAGCATCATCGTAAGGCGGGTCGTATGGCACCTTGGTTATTTCAAACTTGGTATTCAAATACAGCACTGAGAAGAAGCAGTAAGGTGCCGCCATGATCCGCATTGCATGTTGCAATTGGGGCATATATTTTGTGAGAAGATTCTGCGGATTCCACATCATGTTGATGCACTTGGCCTCGACCGGGATCCGGTAATCGAAGAACTCTTCGTTGTCCCCTGAATGGATCAAGGCATCTGGCAGATAGGTGCACCAGTCGTACTCGCTGCTGCGCATCGGCTCTGTTTGCCATTTAGTTGCTACAAGGAGACTCAAGCCTGTGTCGCGGGTGAAGAGCTCGAGGTTAAACGGTTCGAGTACGTGCCCGAGTTCGGCCGCTAGGCCGTATTCTGGAGCATCTGAGGAGGTCTTTCGGTCGAAGAGCTGGGCCCAACTGCCGGCCTGGATGTGCACGGCGTCGGATGCGCCTATGGTTTTGCTTCTATCATACATCGCTAAGTCCTTATCAAGACTTGCATTATACGGTATGCTTTTAGGTGATACCATATGACCCATTAGCTTATAACTAGGAGTTCTAATGACGTCGGCTTTGTTAGCAGGAACTATGAATTCAAAGGCTGCTGCGCTCTACCTTGGCGTGTCTGATGCCACTCTTAAACGGTGGCGACAGGACAAGGCCGGGCCAGACTACATCCGGCTCGGCGAGCGCAGCATCAAGTATCGACAATCGGATCTCGACAGATACATCTTGGATCGGCGTGTAAGTGCGGAATAGATTCGCCAAAGCTCATGCTACGGATGCGAATCAACCCGAGATTATCGAGGCACTTGAGTCGATCGGTTGCTGTGTCTATGAGATCGAAAGGCCAGTCGATTTGCTTGTCGAATATAAGAGAATTTGGGTTTTACTTGAAGTGAAGAATCCGAATGGAAAGAATCGAATGGAAGATGATCAACTGAAATTTTTCAAGAAGTCCAGGGCGCCAGCTTATCTGGTTCGTTCTGGTAAAGAGGCAATCGCAGCTATGCGAGATGCCATTCATCTGAGTAAGAAATAAAGTGCGTTTTACCTTTGAAGGATTCAGGATTTTGGATGCGAATTGTAAATTGAGAGCTGAGAAGGTCGATAACTTCACCTTTGAGTACGGTGGAGTATGCCTCGAACTCGTAGGTTATGACGTCGCCGACTTCTGGTTTGTTGGGCTTCCTTGCCATCAGTTAAACATCCGTTTTAGTCGGTCGGCCATGCCGTCTTTTCTTTCGGCCCTCTCGATTGCAAAGTCGACGTCGCAATAAGTATCGAGCATCAAGTGAAGGTCAATCGTCTTTTTTGGCAGTTGAATGAGTTGATTTGTACTGGTTGGCCCAAGTGCCGCTGTCACTGCATTGAAATAGCGCCACACACTTTTGTCGCCGTGATTTGCACTCGGGTTGTGCCACTCGTCGTTTACTTTCCCAATTCGCTTGAGGTTGATGATGCCTTCCCGGAAGCACTCCATGATCAGATGATCGGCAGTGTAATCATCGAGGGGTGCTTGCCTGTATTCAGCAAACCGTACGTCTTGGCGCTTTCGCATTACGTGAATTTTGCCGATAGCTCCCTCAAATATTTCCGGAAGCTCGTCCCAAATCTTCGGCGTGTGCTTGCGCCCCACTACGATGTCGCCACTGAACGACAGGTTATCGCAAACGAACACCCTTGCACCTACCGCGAGTGAAGCAGCGAATGTTTTATCGTGAGAGTTTCGCAAGGCACACATCGTTGAATGTTCTGCGGCCTGGTCTTCGTCTTCGTGTTGAATCTGCATTATAGCGAAATAGTGTGCACCTTCTCGATTGATGTAGTGTTGCGGGTTGGTAACTGAGTAGCCTTGTTTTAGTAATCTGCTTTGCGCGAGTTCAAAGAACTGATGGTGTGGTATTGGAAGGTGAGTCGGCGTGTATTCTGGAATGGGAAGTTCCATTAGATGAGGATAGGGTATCGGTTTTGCTCCACAGTGCATCATTGCTTGCATATCAAATTTCCTTTTTCATTTGTTGAGATCATCACAGCGTTGTGTGGCCCATTGGTAGGGGTAACGTTCTAATTGGTTGTTGCGCTTTAGCAGTTCTCCGGTTTTTCTATCCATGATTCCCCAAGTATCGCCACTCAATCCATGTGGCGCATATCTCCCTATGTTGGGTTTTAGTTTAAACATGGCCCTCCCTTGCAGCGTCGGCTTTTGCTTCTGCTTCGCACGTTAAACATTCGGTACATCGTTCGTCTTCGTCTTTGACTGGTACATCTCCGCACCCGTCGCAATAAATTATTGTGTCTTCTTCGACCTCTTCGCTTTTACATTCGGGACAATAAAATTCCCATTCGGCGGGGTCATGCCGTGTTTCTGGATATACCAGGTGTCGATCGACTTCATCTTCGAGGCCGACCCATCCACATTTGAAGCATTTCCATTTATTCATCTTGGATTAGCTCGCACATTTCAATTCTTTCAGTTGGAAACGCATAGAACCTTTTGACATTGTTCTCGTCATATCTCCATAGCCGAATTGTTTTGCTATCTCTTGGCACATATTCAGCAAAGAATTCGCCTTCTATTCTTGTGATTGTGCATTTGAAATTGTCTTGTGTTCCACCGCAGGCTGTTGCGATGATGGCTACGATCACAAGCACAGTGAAAAGATAAACCTTAAAGAATGTTGTTGATTTCATTTCGGTTACTCCGCTAGTTTCAGGCACTCCGTAATCTTTTCGAGTTTGCGAAGACGTTTATTCACCATGTCAATTCGATTGGTGATTAACTCCACGCTCTCGAGTAATGCCTGGCATCCTTTCAGCATTGCCTCATCGGTTAATTCTTTCTCTTTTTTCCAGTCGATGAGTCCGTCGACGTCGGCGAATAGTGTTGCGCGTTGTATGGCACCTTCTTGGGTCGCGCCACGCGCCCTGTCATTCACAAACTGTCTCGAAAACGTCTTGCTCAACCATTTTCGTGCCAACCTTTTTGCGAGTACAAACTGTACTTGTGAACTTGATCCAAATTCGCATATCGCTTTCTTCGTGCGTCCAATAAGCAGTAAATTCTGTTGCGTTTTCTTGAGGCGTTTTGCTTGTCTTATAACCAAGCTTTCGAAATGTATTATAGATACCTTTGAGAACAAGCTTGTCGCCGGCGTAGGAAAAGTCTAGAGACTCTGAACTAGTGTCGATGGTCACATCAATCAACCATTGTTTGATTGCTTCGGCTCCGTTTTGGATCCGATTGATTTCATCAGAATAATCTGAGATGAATTTCTCTATTCTCTTCTTGCGAAGCTTTGCTTCCTTGAGGCTTGTCTTTGCAGACTTAAGAGCGATTTCTATTACTGTTTTCTTTAACATCAGTCTCTCCGATGGGTTATGACTGTGGGTAGGCCGACCTCGAGCTCGTCGGCGAGTTGTTGATCTGTTAAAAATGGAGTGCCCTTTGTGACCCTGTTTGAACTTTCACGCAAGACACCCCATTCGTCGCGCACTGTTGGCAGCTTCACCCCTCTCTTTTGTTTATCGAATAAAAACATTAGATGTTCCCCAAGCGCATTGCTTGGAAGACTTTGAGGGCTGCAAATTGTGAGATCCCGATTACTTTCTTGATTTCAGTGATTCTTACCAGGTCTTCTCTTTTGAAGAGCACACCACATCCGCGTTTGCTCTTCGGGTTGTTTCTTGATTTGGATCTCCATTTCACGCCGAAGTAATCAGCCAAGCAATGATGGCTTGTGAATGTCGACGCAAGCGATGAATAGGACATCGAGAGGATCTTCGCTGCTTCGTGATAGTCGACCCATTCTCTTGGATCTTCTTGAACGTAGTCTTCCATCGATTCGCCTTTCTCGGCCCTTTGGCAGAGCGTATGAAATGGAACCCTGCTTGTTTCTGCAAGGTGAGCTAGATGTGCATAATCAATTTGATTCACGTTTACATTTGGCATGACCCTATCCTTTGTCCGTTACTGAAAATCCCATTGAAAGAACTTGTGTTCGTTCGATGGAATCTTGGGACGGCATTGATTGAGGCAAGATTTGCCCATTAAGAGAGAAGGGGGAGGTTCCGAGGTTCGAGGGAATGTCGAAAGGAATTCGTTGCGTAGGCGAGATTCGATTGGTGAGATGGTGCCTGGTCGAAGTGCCGAAGCTAGGCGTTGCACCTAGCCTCGATATGAAATGCTTACCGCTTGAGAGAACGGCGTCCTGTGTGATTACGAGGATCATAAGAGGTTCGCATAAACAGCGACCTTGCCTTATGGACAATTTTCCTTGTGCTCTTGAATGGGGACGCGAGCATCTCCGTCAGCTCGTCGATCGTGTTGCTACCGACATTGTTGAGCGGATTCGAGTAATGCTCACGTTGGGATCTGAGAGCATCACGAACGAATTCACCTGATACGTTCAGAGCGACATATTCTGCGATAGACATTATCGGTACCCCGCAATCTCTTCAGCGATAGTGCCAAAGAAGAGCGTAATGAATATGGCCGGAGATACTTTGAAGAGCAACTCCACGTGAAGGTAGATGTCGCCTACAAAGTCAAAAAAGATCGGGCCAATCATCAGGTACATGAATAAGAGAATGCTGAGCGATGTAGCAATTTGAATGCGAGTTTCCATGATCGAACTCCCTAAAGTTGCCGCAACGTCCTTGTCGCGGCGTGGGTGGATGTTAAGCGGATGCGGCAGCCTTACGAGCACGCATCTTCTCAACGACTGATTGCTCAGGTGAATCTACGCCACCCTTACGATCAGAGCGCGCAGCCGATTGCTGGTACCGCTCTCCCGTAATGGAAGTGTAGAGGCCAAGAACGAACTCTTGCAGCGCAGCTCTGTAAACCTGCTGCACATCCATCTTGGCGCACCAGACTATCCGCTGGTGGAGCTGATCGGCACTCTTCTCCGTTCGGAACGTATCGTCACGATTGGAAGCCGAGTCCATCTGATCTTCGGCTTCGGCGAGCTTCTGAACTCCCCGTTTTGCGCCCTCAATAACGTTGTAGCAGAGGGAGCCGATCAAACCCTTAATCACGAACAATCCTGCTTCGTTCGCAATTTCTTCGGGCTTGAATTCTACGCCGGTGTTGTACATGGCGAGAGTGTTGCCGATTGCAGCATCGGACAGGATCTGCTCGAGTGCTGCATTGAACGGGATTGAGACCGTCTTAAGGAATGCTACCTTCGCATCCACTGTTGCTTGTTGTGCTTTTTTGTCTTTGTCATTCATTGCGCTAAGTCCTTATATGAAAGTTGAATTACCACGAGGAACGAGTGGTAAATTCACAAGTACCGCTACCGACAAGGATTACGCGGCGTGTCAACCCCCGCAGCCGGCTTGCCGGGGCCGCGCATGGACGCGCGGCAGGGGTTTACTCGTCGTGGCGGTCGCGGTACTAAAGCATCCTGATTGGGTCACTTGCAGTACGCGGATCTGGCGGAGCATGCTTCTTCCTTCAAGTAGACAATAGGCATCTCTCGTCCCAGATCGCAGGTATCCCGGTGCCCTGCTGTTAATGGGTCAAGCTCGCCGTTATTTACAAGCGGGTTTGGGCGTATCTCCGCTAGTTGACCCTGCAATGATCGAGCGAAGTCTTTATGCAGTAGAGTCTTTCCGGGGATACGCCTCTCAACGCGCCGCCCACGCCGAAGGCGGAAATCGGATTGTGTGTGCCGATTTCTTAATTGCAGGAATGAGCACCCCTGCGAGTCTCGACTACCTGGCACCTGCGTTTATTCGTGTGGCTCTTGTTGTCTCTATCAATGAGCGTTCGTCGATGCTTGATTGAATGTAAGGTGTGGGTATCTCGATCTCCCGTAAGTAGCGCATCAAGTCCGGCAAGCTTGCTTGCAACTCATCTGTTCCGCAGCGTGATCCTAGAGCGTAGCGATCCAACGTAGTTGGATGTGAACCGAGGACAACAGATTAGTTAGGACTTGAGGTTCTTGCGCTGTTCACGAAGGGATCTCGAGATGCCCACAGCTTATCCACAGCTCATGTGGTTGTTTTCTTGGCTTATTCCAAATGAGTAGTTGACTCGATGTTGGCACGGATTGTGTAATATACGAACTCAGCCACGTAGGTTTACAGTATTCAGATGTCTCAACAACACTTACCGCAAAGCGTGGATGCCCAGCGACCAGTTACGAAGCGACAGCAGGGTTTCGTGGATCACATCCTATCCACTGGATGCAGCGTTGCTGAATGTGCAGAGCACTTCTCTACCCAAGCTACGAATGTGTATCGTGATCTGCGAAAGCCCCACGTAAAGAACTACTTACGTGAACGTACGCTGGAGCATATTGGCATTCTCGCTCCCTTCGCGGCACGGACTCAGCAAGAGCTACTCACTTCGCCCTCCGATCATGTCAAGGCAAGTGTTGCTGAGAACATCTTAGACAGGCATCTCGGCAAGCCAGTCACTCGCCAGCACGTCCATCATCAGGGCAATATCAAAGTCTCTATCGATCTCAGTTAAACGGCATGGGGGTTAAAAACGGCGCGCCCTCCCCCGGTATGTCCTCCACCTCACGCACCTTTTCAAATTTCCCTTTTTCAACTTCTCGGCGTATAGTTTTTTCAACGGAGAACTGACGATGAAGCGCAGACATTTTCTTACAGGGGCGGCCGCTGCTGTTGTGGTTCCAATTACCGCCGCAGGAGACATCACCACTCGGCCCGGAGCAACCAAGGTTCTTGATCTGTCGCACGAAGTCACCTGCATGACCGTCCACAATGGGAAGCTGTATGTTGCTGGCGGCAACAAAATTACTGTTATTGATAAATTTGATTGATGCGCGGTAGAGCAGTCCGGCAGCTCGCGTGGCTCATAACCACGAGGTCGGGGGTTCGAATCCCTCTCGCGCTACCAACCTTGGAGACTGGCTTGTGAAAAATCATACGACAAGGGCGAAGGCACATGCTGGCCTCGCAAAACATTGGGGTGGCGACGGTACCGGAATTGGTGTCGGCAAGACGATGAAGGCGGCTTCCAGGAAGATCGCGCTCGCGCATGGTCGAAAATCTGTGCAACATCACATGAAGGCCGCCCGGAATCGGGGTAGCAAGAAATGAGCAATCTTGGAGAGATGCTAAAACGGGTTGCTAAAGGCGATGTCGACCCTGCTCACTGGAAAGGATCTCCAACCTCGAAAGAACTCAGGCAGAATGCTTCGGCCCGCGATCGCAGAGACAAGCAAATCAATTTTGAGGAAAACAATAAATTGTTGGCGGACGCCGGCGGCTCCACTGATCCAAAGACTCAGCAGATCGGCAAGCTCAAGCCGTGGCAACTCGGAACTCGACAGATGGTGCGTATGATAATGACCGGGCCAATCGGCGCCGTTGTCACTGCGGCCAAAACAGTCAAGCTGGTCAAGAAAAGGAAGGACGAAGAGCATGCGATTGAAGATCAGCTAAAGTCAGAATTGAGCCAAGCATCTAGGTCTCGGTTGACGCCGACCGGTACCGTATCCTTGACAAGAACCAAGGGTATCCTTGGCAAGAGAAGGCAGCCCGGATGAAGGCGGGCGAGCAGCGCGTCCAGCCCGGGCAGGTGATGGACTGTGATTATTGTCACCGCCCAATGACCTTTGAAGAATATTGCTCTCACCACTGCGACGGTCTTTCCGGCCGCAATCCGTGGGACGAGAAGATGAAGAAAGCCAAGTGGAGATCTCCTGACGGCAAACCTTTGAAGGGATCTGTGTCTGCGATCGGCACTTCAATGACAGAGATGGAGCGGATCGAGTATGCGCTTAGCCAAGCAGCTCGACGGCGCGCGAAGGTTATCGGCCGCGTCGTGCTGGCCCTTGTCGTTGCTATTCTGGCCTACTTCCTTCTGCGCTGATCAAGTCAGATGGTAGACACTACCCGGAAAGGCACCAGTCAATATCTCAGCATCGCTGAGGTACGAAGAACCGACGCCAATGTCAATTATCTGGTGGCAGAAGGCGCGAGCCCAATAAGAGTTTTATTTACAGACCTGATCGCCGGTAGTAATATCATCGGCGTTAGGACGGCGGGGCCGGTTACAGTCCAGCTCCCACTTGAGGCGACTGAGGAACAGGTGATAACCGTCAGTGATGAGAGGGGAACGGCAGACGTTGACCTAATCACTGTGGAGATTTACTGATGTCCTCAAAATTTGCTGCTCAACCATGCCGACTTACAATCGGCGGCGTGATTTGTAAGCCAGATGGAACGATCAAGCAACCTATTCAATTAAACTGTCGCGTTCCCGGCTCGTCGCGCCGCCGCTTTATCCCACTTCCCTGTGAACTCCAGCACAACAACGATGCCCGCAATGTTATTGCCGACGCTCTTGTGGCCCTTTTCGATATCGGTAGCGCAAACAGCGAGGGCCGCATCAAAATCTACACTGCTGGCGGCATAACCCTGCTGGCGACAATCCTTATGGGGAATCCCGCCTTTGGATCGTCCGTTACCGGCGTTGCCGATGCACTATCACTACCATGGTCTGACGTTGCGGCTTCTGGTAACGGATCCGCGGCCGAGTTCGTTGCCGTCGACAGGGATGAACAAACAATTTTGGTCGGAGACGTTGCAATCTCCGGTGAGGAAATGAGCTTTCCACAGCTTGAAATTGCAGTGAACGATATTGTTAAGATACTATCCGCTTCGTATACCGC